TGAACAACCCTCAGTAAAAGGCTGCACCTGGAGCCTGAGAACTTTCCTTCATCTTCGGGATCTTCGTGAACTCAGAAAAGCGGTCCATAAACGGAACAGGGGGAATAGGATACAGTTCTGTAATTGAATTACTCTTNGTCATCGCCCGCGCAATCACCTTACGTGTCTGCGCCCCGATCCAGTCGTACCCGAAGCGAACGCTCATGTACGAGTGAATGAGAACAGCGATCACCAAAATACCAATAAGGATATACGGAAGGTTCTTATACATTATTCATACCGTATAACATAATATAGTAGAGAATGCCTGGCGGTCTTGTCCAACTTACTGGCTTCGGCGCCCAGAACGTATTTTTGAACGGCAATCCGTCAATGACCTATTTTACGAAGATGTATAAGCGCCACACGAACTTTGCGATGGAGCATTTCCACCTTCCGCCAACGAACGTTACCGATACGAATCTCCCAATTTCTGGGACTAAGACCTTTCGCTTCAAGGTTCCTCGGTACGCAGATCTACTCCACGACTGTTACCTGTGTGTAGACATTCCCGATATCTGGTCGTCCTTGGTCAACATCCAGACCACAAATAACATCGCGAAAGAGTTTCAGTTTCAGTGGATTCGCAATTTAGGGTACAATATGATCCAACAGGCTACGGTTACCCTCAATGGAACTCCGGTCGTCTCAATGACGGGAGAATGGATGAAGATTGCAAGTTATCTAAAACACAANGCGACGAAACGGGCAATTCTTGATAAGATGGTTGGAAATACCCCAGATATGTACGATCCGGCAAACAAGTCAGGTCTTTTCAACCAGTACCCCAACGCCATCAATGTAGATGGTGTGAATGCTCCTGCTCCGTCTATCGCCGGACGTCAACTGAATATCCCTCTCCCGTTCTGGTTCTGTGAAGAGATCGGTCAGTCTCTTCCCCTTGTTTCTCTCGTACAGACCGAAGTAGAAATTCAGATCACCTTCAACAACATCTACAATCTGTTCACAATTAACAATTTAAACTATACTCAGCCGAACGATCCTACCTATCTTACACGAATTGTTGGAAATCCGGCAGATCCTTTCCGTGGAATTCAGAACTTCCTGTCGTATCCAGATACCCAGGGAAATCCAACAAACCAGTCTCTTCAGAATTGGAACTTTAATCCGTACATTGAGGCAAACTATATTTTCCTGACGGATACAGAGCGTGCTCATATCGCAGCATATGAAAAATCATTCTTGGTGACTCAGGTTCGGTATGTTCGCAACGACAAACATTATGGATACAATGACGTTCCTATTCCCATGTACAATCTGTGTACCCGTATCGTATCCCTCTTCCAGCGCGAAGATCGTATTCTTCTGAACGACTGGGACAATTACACGAATTGGGACAGTATCTATTACCCTCCCGTTAATCCGTCCGTGCTACCCACCAACTTATATTCTCCCCTCCCGCCTACTCAGTTTTATTCATCGGGAATTCAGCTATCAAACAATATGACTGCCCAGGACATTCTCCAAGAGGGAACGGTTGTTCTAGATGGCGCAGAACGTCTGAACACCAAAAATGTTAACTTCTTCCGACTCATTCAGAACTATAAGTTTTCTACCGGAGATACTACGATGCTTCCAGGAATAAATCTCTATTCCTTCTCTCTGGATCCTAACACAATCACCCAGCCATCGGGAACGATGAACGGGTCAATGTTTAATCGTACAAATCTCCAGTATACTCTACTCGTCCCGCCAACGGTAACAAGCACGATTGATTCGTCCGGAAATGTTGTTCCTGTATCCAGCCCGGCAGCAGTCTGTATCGTCAAAGGAACCGAGTTTAACTCGGTCCCCACACTGGTTCCTACTGGGGCCACGATATCACCCGGTCCAGGCATTCCTCCTCTCTTACAGGCCGGTCAGACGCTCACAATTATCCCGCCTAGTTCGCAGTTCAATCTCCAATATGGAGCATACTCGTCAACAATTTACATTGAGTCCTACAACTTCTTGAAGGTTACAAATGGACAGGGTAATCTCGTGTTCTCTACATAATAATAGTCAAATGAACACCGACGATCCCGTTGCGGATGTTCTTCCCGAGCAGGTTGCGACCCCCGAAAACACTCCTGCTGTTTCTTCCGCCAGCGGATATTTAGGCTACACTCTACTTCTTGTACTGCTCCTCGTGTATTCTCGGGCAGGATGGTATGCGATGGAAACAACAGTCTTTGATAACTTTCCAATTATCAAGCCGTACTCTTCACTGTTCTTAGTTGTATGGTTTATTCCCATCCTCGGTCTTCTCGCATCCATTGTTGTACCGTCGGTGGGCGGAATAGCTGCGTGGGCAATTGCGACCGCCGTGTTTGCGGGTGTTCCAATGGTCATTTCATTCTATTACATTCTTCTTTATGGGTTCCCGCCNGCGACGCAGGAGTATGTACGCGGACTGTTCAGGACAACGGTGTAGAATCTTCCTCCTCCTTCTTCAAGAGGGGATTTGACGAGTCTAGTGTAAGAAGTTCATCCATAGCCTGCTTAGGATCCTCAAAATTACGGAACAGGATCTGATTGACTTCGGCAGGACTCCACTTCTCATCCATTTCAGGGTGCGACCACAGTTCATGATCTACATCAGTAATATCATAGAACCCCTCCACCATCTCACGGAGAACGGCCCTTGAACACTTCTTGAAATGAATGATCATATCAATACGACCCGGACGAATCAGGGCACGATCAAACCGCTCGGGGAAATTAGACGTAAAGACCAAGATGCGACCACTGGATTCCAGGGTTCCATCTAGGAGATTCAGCAGGAACGAGAGATCAATGGGATCTTTGAGAATATCATCGTCCAGTTCAGGCATAAATGGATCTTTGGGGGCAGCAGAGGCGGGTTCGGGGCGTTTCCACTCGCGTTTTAGCAGAACATCACCCATCGCATCTGCGTCCTCAATAATGTAGAGACGCTCAGAAATAGGAATCGTATACTTCTCCAGAACGGTTCCATTGAATACGTGAATATCNTCGCTGAAAAATAGATGACGAAGCTGAGTTTTGGTCTTGATTTCCGAGAGCTGGATATTGATGGGATGACGACGGGCGACGTTTGCAATCGCCTTGATTTCTGACGTCTTGCCCGTACCTGGGTCTCCGTGAAACAAAAATCCCAGCGTGTACGGAATACCCTTCTTCTCATACCACGACCGCTTTTCAAGGAAAAAATTGACGCGCTTCTTGACTATGGGCTGCTCCTCAAAATATACGTTCTCAAATGTACGTGTCGTAGAAAACTTGTGCTTGGTATACACTAGGAAATTCTGGGGAAGGGGGTTCTGGTTTGACCGCTTCTTCTTTCCCTCCACAATCTGGTCAAAGAAGTAAAGATCGTTTCCGAGTTTATTTAACATCCGACGTTCGTAATCCTGATTACACGAATCCACAAACTTCTGCAGAGTCTGGATTGGGTGATCGTANGAAATAAGCTGGAACTTAATATTCTTGATATTTCCGTCATCTACATCCACATGGGTTAGACGGAAATAGATATCTTCATCCAGTCGTACTTCCTCAAACTCATAAGGCAGGTAATCATGGTTGGCGATGGAGAGCAGGCGCTTTGTATTCGGAGAACACGATACAAAATGAATCACGGCGTCCATTCGGGTCAGGAAAGCAGGGACAGCCGATCCTTTATTATTCTGAGGAGGCGGGCCACGTTCACACTCAATCGTCGCAGAAGGTTCACGACCAGCATAGGCGGTTTTTGTAGGTCCACGGTAATTCCATACCCACGGAGGGATACGCTCATATAACGAAAGACCTAGCCAGGCCAGTAGAGGACGAAAGCTATTTCCACTTGTCGTCATCACCTGGTAGAGCAATGATAGCTTCAAAAGTTCTGGGAGTGATGCCATTGCTTGGTAGGTATATTTTGGGATCGTAAATTTAACGTTGCAGGCACTTGTCTAGGGTCGGAATGCCTTCGTGGACCGGCTTGGATCTCTTGAGGCGAAGCTGTTGAGATGCCTTGTTCACAGTCTCATTGGACAGGGAGACATAGGACTTCACATCGCGGACAGATGCCTGTGTATTCACGGAAGGCATGTAGAGACGGATGGGAGGCATGGCGATCTGAAGAGGCCGGGTGCAATTGCGGAAGAACTCGCGATACTGCTGAATATCTAGATTTCCACCAAACAGTCGGAGAACGCGCTTGTCGGGTGCTGGCTGAATATCTTTGTCCGTATACAGTTCACGATAGAATGTACGAAGAAGTGAATGCCGGAGCCACCGCTCAGACTCGGTACTATGCGGCTCCCGATAAATAGATGCAAGCGCACACTCGGGACTACAGTAGTTCCCTTCGGCAGTATAAAAATTCGTGTATGCATCGTAGTGGGTTGGGATTACGAATGAATCCCCTGAGAATCCGTGACAGCACCACTGACATGCTGCACCCTTCGGATACGAAATCGCCAGCGACAGTTTCGTCATAAGTTCGTGAATGACTGTCTCATCAAACCGCCGCTCCTGAGTTTCTGTTGTCGTCAGAATATCCGAGTACTGGGTTGGACCGCCCACTGAAGGAGCGGGAACATCAACGCGCTCTTCATCAAAATCAAACTCCTTCCCTATTCGCAGGAAGAAAATCACGGGAGGAAGTTCAACTTTCTGGGAGTCTTCCACAACTTTCTTCGTTGTCTTCTTTCCCTTGGCTGCAGGCATTTGAATGAATACGACTTTTCTGTGTAAAACGGACGGCCGTTTTGTCTAGCTGGGGGAGGGTACACCAAAAACCATGGCTGAGGCATACAAGAAGCACACGCACCGCGAGCACATCCTTTCGCTGCCCGACACCTATGTCGGGTCTATTGAGACCACATCGGAAATTATGTATGTAGTCGAAGGGGAATCGTTCAAGGAGAAGATGCTGGTAGGGTTCAATCCCGGATTCTACAAGCTGTTTGACGAGATTGTGGTGAACGCCCATGACCAAGTGGTCCGCATGCGGCAGCGTGCATCGGCGAATCCCGTCAAGAATATTACGATTGAGATTTCAGAGGATAACAAGACNATCACNGTGGAGAATGATGGCGAGGGCATTGATGTTCTGGAGCATCCCGAGTATGGCGTGTGGGTTCCNCAGCTCATCTTTGGCGAGCTGCTGACGTCCACNAACTACGACAAGGAGGAGAAGAAGCTGGTGGGCGGNAAGAACGGTTACGGCGTGAAGCTGGCGAACATCTTTGCGAAAAAGATGGTGGTGGAGACGGTGGACTCGGTCCGCGGCAAGAAGTACACGCAGGTATGGGA